ACAGGAGTAGGAACTGATTCGTATCCCCAGTCTCCAGTGATTGTGTAGATATTGGTATATGAGAAGTCTCGCTTCTTCACAGTGCCGGGCGCGTAAATAACGCCACTGCTGAACTGGTCAAGAACTTCCTCTGGGGGCGCTTCCTTGATGGTCCACCATGCTCCAGGAGCCTGTCCTAGGAACCAGCCAGCGCCCGTGATTCTAAATCCAGAAGGGTCGTAGGCTAGAACCCCGTCTGACATATCTGTAAAAGACAGGAGGGGTGCTGGAAGGGCTAGACGAGTGCTGTCATTACCAGCTACCTCATTGGTTCCTCGGAACTTTCCGAAACTCTGTCCTGTGTACACAAAAATGATTCTGCGGACAACGGACTCAGCATCGTACTGGTCTTGCAGAGGAACATCCTCAAGAAGTTCTGCCAGCTCTGACAAAGGAAGGATTGGAGTAACGACTTCGACGTATGTCTTTCTTTCGAAATCAGTCTTCTTCCATTTCACTGTCAGCGTTGCATCGTATTCAGTTAGTGCCCAGCCGATGTTTGTAGTGTGCTTTCCACTTGTTGACGTTACCGGCTGGTTTGCGGAAATCACCTCACTACCGCGCATAATGTCAGCGGTTAGTGGTCCTGTTACTGGGTGCTCCAGAACAGCAGTGCCTGAATTATCTCTGTAGATTTCCATGCCTGAATTGTATATCTTTTTGGCTTAAATAGCAAAGAGACCCTTTCGGGTCTCTTTTAGCTATAGAACTCTCGGACTTCCTTTGGAGAAGCAATGCGGAATCCCTCATACTTCTCAAGAATGTAGTCTGCGTCCTGCTCCCTAACAATCGCATATGGATTGTTCCTGGTGAACTTAGCACCTCTTACTTCAAAGGTACCGTTCTCACGAGTCATGCGTAGAAGAACCTTCTCTTCGTCTGGTTCTGGTGCATTCTCGAACTTAGGAGTAGGGGCAACAATCGGTGCCGGGTTTTCCTCTGGCTCTGCGCCAATTGACTTCTGGTAGTAATCCCAGGTGACGCCATTCTCAACCATCTTGGAAATCACGACGTTCTTATTATCCTTTGGGTCGATGTCAACTGCGAAGTCATCTGCAATCGCTCGAAGCTCATCGACCTTCATCTTCTCAAAACTCATTTATCCTCCATACAAAGATTGTAGCACAAAAGCAGAAGGAGGGCCGAAGCCCTCCTTCTCACTATTAAGTTGTGCCTGATTGATTAGGCGGCAATCTTGACGTTCTTGACGACAACGAATGCGTCTGCGTTTTCAATCTGAGTACCTACACGGCAGAACATTGTGTACTCCGTGGTGTCCTTCTTTGGCTTGAACTCGCGGAAGACCTGAATCTCTCGCTTAACACCCCATAGCATGTTCTGTGGGAATGTTAGCCATACGTCGGCATGGTCACCGGTCTGGCCTGAGTAGTCTCCATCAAGAGTCTCCTCGAATAGAGGAACCTCCTGTACAGGGATACCGAACGCGTTACCAGTTGTGAAACCGGCTGGACCCTCAGTACGAACTCCACTGTTGATACCAGCAGCGGCCATAGCCTCTGGGGTAACATAGTCAGCAGATGTGTTCTGTAGGCTGAATAGATAGTCCTGAATTACGTTGGAACCTGTGAAGAACTTAAGGCCGTTACGACGCTGCATGTACTTACGTGGCATAGCCTTAAGAGCCTTGTTGAAGACGCTACGGTCTACACCGCCACCAGCGTGGTCAATGACGTGTCCGCCTGCAAGTGCACGCTTACGCCATCCATCGAATGCCTTTAGAAGAGGGTCACCTGTAAGTGCCGTATTACCGTTAATGGCTACATCCTCAAGGTCGTTACCGGCCTGAGTTGCCATTAGACGTGCAATGTGGTCTTCTAGGCCCTCACCCTCAATGTTGTCTTCTAGGGACTCGGTTGAGATTTCCCAGTCTAGACGAAGCTTCTTGGTGGTAAGTGAGATCTTGGAGAATGTTGCTCCGGCGTTTACACCGTCGTCAACTGCCTCAGTGGCAACTCTCATAAGACGCTCACCGATACCTAGCTTGTCAATATCGATTGTGTCAGCTCTCATACGGATGGTTCGAACCTGGCTACCGAGTACAGTGGCTTCCCACATATAATCGATGAAGCGGTTGGACTGTTCTGCGTTAAGCAGACCACCGCCACCAGATGCTACCTCAGTGGTACGAATGACCTTTTCAATTAGCTCATCGCTCATGTTGTTTGTTCACCTCTTTCCTTTTCTTGGATTACTTGATGTCGGAAACACTGAGGAAGTGTCCGCCCCACTTTGAGCCCTTAGCCTTGCTAATGGTCTCTTCCTTTGACGTGCCAACGTCGCCGGACTTCCTGATAGCAGTCTCCTTCTCAACACCGTCAAGTCTCTTAGTGACTTCGTCGTGCTGCTCTGAAAGACTGTCAAACTTCTTGCTAAGCTCGCCGTGCTTTTCGACTAGCTCAGAAAACTTTGAATCGAATGCCTTGTTGATTTCATCAACCTTGGTCTCGATAGTCTTTATATCCTCAGCAGTAGCTTCTCGCGTCTGCTCTAGGCCCTTTGTAATTGTTTCCTGGACCTGCTGAAGCATCTTCTCGAAGTTTGGCTCCTCTGCGCCACCTTCATCTACTTCTGCTGCGGTTTCCTTCTTGTCCTCAGACTCAACAGTTCCATCAGCCTCAACCTCTGGAGCATTCTCAGTTGTTGATTCTTCAACTGGAGTCTCGGACTCTGAACGACCCTGCTCTGCAACTTCGTCCTTCTTTTCATCTGCCATTTGTTCTGCACCTCCCTTTTCAGTGTCCTTGTCAGAAGACTTAGTAAATTCTGCTACGAGAGACTTAATAGCTTCCTGGCGGTTGCTATCACTCTCGAACCAACCAATGTTCTGCATTGACTTTCCGCAAGCGGAACAGTTTGCATTATCTTCGGTTGTAGTCTTTGCGATTTCATCTGCTGGACACCAGAAGACGTTTTCTACGGAGGTTTCAACGACCATACCCTTCATTACCTTGTGACCATCCAGAGCCTTTTCAATGCTAAAAATGTTAGCAAGTTGATTAGCTGGGTTATCTACAAGGGAGAGTTCGATAAGCTCGTAATCCTTGATGAATCGTACGTTTGTCTGGGCATCCTTATTCCACTCAGTGTCAGAGTCTACGATGCTACCGCCGATACTAAAACCGCTCAGAGTACCGTCAAGTACCTTTTCCCATGTGTCCTGAGCACCCTTTGAGACATACGCGGTCGCGTAAATGCCACGGAAAAACTTCTGGGTGACAGAGTCGTAAAATTCTTCTTCTCTGAAGTCAACCAGCTTTCCTACTGCAATAGGCTGATGCATTTCTCTAATGTTTCCACGGAAACGAGCAAAAGCCTTCTGTGAAGCCTCTGCTAGAACCACGTCACCATGAGAGTCGTAATTGTCAAGAGTGGCAAAACCACTAACCTGACGCTTCTCTACATCGTACTTTGCAATCGGCATGGTCAGACGAACGGAATGTTCATCAGATTGCCAGGATGCCTTTTCAATCTTCATGGTCTTATCTTATGAGTTTCTTTATTATCATGCAAACTAGACTTGTTTACCCTTAGATTTATAGCCACAAAGGCGCAGTAGATGGCAACCATGAAGGAATTAATCCATCCTGTGCTTTCCCATGAACCAGAAATGTAGAACCCGGCAATGACAAACCAGTAGTAGAAGCCTGCAAGGGCCCCTCTGAGCAATGCCTTATATGTTGAGTTCCATACTCCATAGATGATTACTGCACCAATACACATGGCTGCTATGCCCCACACGATTTCCGGCGCTAGATTGCCCATAAGTTCGTATATTGGGCTTCTGTTGAATGTGGCCCATGGCAACGCCAGCCACAATCCCCATACAAAGGTATATGCACCCATGATGGAGATTGCGGCTGTATTGATTGGCTTTCTTAGTCCTCTTGCAATTTCGTCTGTCTTATTCCATAGCTTGTTCATGCTGTAGCTCTTCCTTCACCCTTTGGCTGCCGGGCCTCGCCATCCTTGTCCGGAGAAGCTGCGGAACGATTCTGGTCACGTGTTCTTGTCTGACCAGCCTGAGCCTTTGCTTCTGCTGCTTGTTGTGGCTTGAGTTCCACCACCTTGTCACCACCTGGAAGACCTGGCTTACCCTGTCGTGCACGAATCTCATTAGGAGTCGTCCACTGATTACGGATAGCACGCTCATCAATCTTGCTCTGAGTGTCTTCGTCAGTAAGTGATAGCTCATTGAGGTGAATGAGGAATGCGTCAGTTACTTCACGCATAATCTTGTTAAGCTTATTTTCGAAAATCGTCTGTTCTGGTCGGCAGACCTGCTCCTTGAATGTCTTGTCAGCATCTCGTGCAACTGCTAGACTGGCACCTTCAGCAAGACCCACCTTAGTGATAGGTACTCGATGAGCCATAAGGATGTCGTTCAAGTTTCCCTTACGGTAATTATTGAATGAGCTGTCCTGAGTACCGGCCTCGACTGGCTTCATTTCAAAGCTGGTCTTACGGTCCTGCTCGTCAGGTGGAAGAGGAACGTAAAGAGTTCTGTGATTCTTACCCTTCAGGGAAGTCTGGAAGAACTCGGTGATTCGTCGCTCTGCTGTTGGGCTGAGCTTTCCACCCTTGATGACGATGACATACCTAGGAACAGCCTTGTTCTCGAAATAGTCCAGGTTGAATCGGGTTGCGAATTCATTACCTGCGACAGCAGCCTTAGCTGCCACGATGTCAGGGATTCCGTAATACCCATTGCTTGGAGCGTACTTCTTAATGTGGATGATTTCATTTGGTCTTGAATCCCCTCCTACTGGGTCTGCCGTTTCGTCATCTCCGAAGTTTCGGAAGAAGACAGCCTTATTAGAGATAATCTGAACGAATCCATCTCT